ACTATGTCCGCCACAAAATTTATTGATTACGCACCTGGTGATGCAAAAATACCTCTAAAGTCAGAAACTCCGAAAGAGTATCTTTCTCTAGCTTTGTATCTTACGTTACCAGTATCGAAGTCACCTTCCATAGCAGTTTTAATAGCTGCTCTTTGGAAATACTTCATTCCATTAGGCACGTCAGTGATAATGTAGAACGCATCTGGGTCAGTTAAGAAGTTGTTAACTCTATAACCTTGAGGTAACATTCCCATAGACGCAATTGCATTGATGTCATTATCTGCTGTTCCCACTCTACCTTGAGATTTCATTAATCTCTCAGCTGTAAACTGAAGAGCAGAAGGAATAATCATTTTCACGCCTCTTGATGCAATTTTCAGACCTCTTTCGTCTGTCATTGCAGCAATGTCGATCATTGACTGTTCCAACGATGTTTCGTTTAAGTCAGCTGCAGTAGCTAAAGTGTTAGAAGTAGTACCTGCAATTGTAGTGTGGTTTGTTGCAAATAATGCAGAACCATCACCTGATGTGAAAGTACCAAATCCGTTAATCAGTGGATTAACAGCTTTAACTTGTTTTGTGTTTGCCATTGATCTAGCTAACGCTTTTGTATATCTAGATGCTAATCTGTCATACAGATTATCTTCAATAGCTTCTTCAGTAATTGAGAATGCTAAAGCCACAGTTTCGTGAGTGTATCTAGCTGTGTAAGTCTCTTGAGCATTGTCAAAAGTTACACCAGAACCCTCAGGTTTAACTTGTGCTTGAGCAAATCCAGATAACATTACTTCTTCTTCAAACGCTCTGTCTGATGATTCAGTAGTGTAAATCTCTGCATGTTGATTCTCGTACTGTTTGTATTCCAGGCCAAATAGGGCATTCAAACCTGGTTCTAGTTCTTTGACTAGTTGTCCTCTTGATATCGCCATATTATTATACTCCTGTTGTACCTTTTAATTGATGTTCGTTAATGATCGTAACAAGATTAACATTAGCAGAACCTGCTTCGTTATTCTCTGGATCTTTAGAAATACCAATTATTCTTAGTTGAGCAGTACCAGTTTTAAGGTCACCATGATTTAACTCTACTTTTGAAACAAAGTTTGGTGAACTACCTGCACTGTAACTAATGTCAGCATTTAATCCGACGTCTGCTGCTGCAGTTGCGCCAGATGATTGAACTTCGAACCTTTCATAAGGATCGTCTGATACAAAACCGACAATGTCGGATGCTGTATTAGATGCCTTTAAATGGTTCGCAAATGTTGGTTTGCTTGATGAAGCATCAGTAAAGAAAACACCATTAAGTGGTCCCAATAAAGCATCACCTGCCGCTGCAACACCAATTGTACCAGCAGCTAAAATTTCTACTGGATCTCCTTGGTATATAGCTGTTGCACTAGCACTAATACTATATTCGGATAAACCTTGGTTGTCTTTATTCTGACCAACTTTTCCGATCGGTCTTAGACCGAACGCGCTATCTTTATTAGCCATAGTTGTTGTCCTCCTTAGACATTATTGATTTATCCTTGGATGGTTAGGAATTGTTAAAAAATTAACTTTTCTTTGAGCCACCGAAGGTTACACGAGACTGCCTATCGATATCGATTGGCATACTCTGATGCTGTTCCTTCATGAGATCGTTGTCTACTGCTTCGACTTTATCACCATGTTGTTTAACATAATAATCTTGTCTTTGCTGTGCAATCTCTTCAGGCACCCTAGTCAGCACTAGGCCCCCAACTCCGATGACACCTGCGTATTTCCCATCTTCTACAACGGGGTAATCCGACTCAGGATATTCGTCTGCTCGTACTAACTCGTATCCTGATCTTATTCTTCCAGAGACATTCTTAGTGTCTTGAAAGCCTAAGCTCTCGGCCCTTACCCATCTATGTTTAAATCCTGTAGGCGCAGGCGGTGCATCTAAAGATGACGGTGGAGACCAAACTTTTTTTTGAGCTGTTTTTTCTCTAGTTTGACTCGCACGAGAGGTTCTTTTATCATTATTATTTTCCATATGCTTATACCTCCTTCGTGATATTTAATTGTTTTGCATATTCTTCAAGTGGCACACCTAATTTTTTAGCAATTGCTACCTGTGAAGGCGTGAGACGTACAGTTTTGCGACCAGTTTTCGTACTTCTTTTTGCAGATGCAACTGTCTGTACAGGCTTGGCCGTTTCCGTAGATTCTTTTCTATCAAACTTATGCGGAAATTCAAGTCTTATTCTCTTATCTATTTCCGAATAATATTCGTCACTTGCGGGATCAAAACCTTCTTCTTCTGTCAACTTTTTATGAAGATCAAAGGCAGTATATGTCATGGCTGTATCTTGACCAAACCATGCATTTTTAGACGCCCAATCCTCTGCTTTTGGATCAGGTGTTCCTTTAGCTGCTTGCTGTCTTCTGTCTAGGTTGATTTCAGGTCTTGATTCCTTTTTCTTATTATACTCTTCTTGAGCAAGTTTAGCTTGTTCAAATTGAGCTTTTTTATAACCTAACTCAGATATTGCAGTTAATGCTTCTGACTCAGCTTTTAAATCATTTGCTTCTCTAGCTGCTGCAAGTTTTGCTTGAGCTGCTTCTACCCCTGATTTAATAGATGATTCAGTAGATTCCAAATATCCTGGTTCAAGCTTCGAGAGTTTTTCTTCAGCTTTTGATTTAGCTAAAATCATTTTTTCTGCATACGACAAAGCCTCTTCTCTTTGTCTTTCTGCTTCTCTCCACTTGTGAGTTAGTTTCGATATTCTTTTTTGAACAGAGTCAGAATATTTTTCTAACTCGTCTTCTTTCTTTTCTTCTTTTTCGGAAGCTTCTTTCTTTTCTTCTTCCACACTTGTAGATGTGTCAGTAGATTCACTAGCTGTGTCGATAACGTCAGTAGTGTCATTATCAGTTTGAACATTTTTATTCTCCTTATCTTCTGGCAGTTCTATATCTACCGCTGGACCAGAGGTATCAATGTCTACTGTTTTATTTTCTTCGGGCATAGTTTTACTCCTCTATGATTAATATTGATGAAATATATCTTCTGGGTTTGCGATTGTAGCGAGTACTTCATCATCGTTGAGTATTCTCACCTCACCACCATCGATTTGTATCCTGGATCCTGCATAACGTGCAAAGACTACCCAGTCTCCAGTCTTGCACCATGGACCTTCAGGAAATTTTTCTTTATCATAACAATGTGGACCTTGTGCTAACACAAGACCGCAAGTAGATCCTACTTGTTGTCGTTCTAAAGTTTCTTGTCCTAAATATAAACCACCCTTGGTTTTTTCTTTCATTTTGAAAGGAAGAATTAACATTCTCCATCCAGTTGGTTGTGGTAATTTAGAAGATTCTTTTGTTTTTAAACGTTCGTATCCTTCAACTTCTTTCTGATCTTCTTTTTCGTACTTATCTAAAAGCGCTGATTTAATCTTCGGTGTTTCCGAATTGGATGACGTTGTCGTCTCTTTGCTCATTTTTATCCTCCTTTTTTGGATTTAGCAGGTTTGAGATTTCCTGTAATATATTTACGTAGGCATGTGCCTGTCCCAACATATACTTATATTTTTCCATATTGTCAACAGCTCCTGCCATCATGTTTTCACCTATCGCATGATAGTTATCTTTTAAATGTTTTTGTAATCTAGAAATTACAGTTAGTTCTTCATTTAACATTTCTTCTCCTTTTCTTTCTTAATAATTTAACTCTTGTACTCCAACACCATTCACTCATTTTAATAACACGAGTTTCTACAAAAGAAACTGAGTTATCTAATGATTCAAAAAATTTATAAACTATTCTATCTAGCATTTCTTATAGCTTCTTTTCCTTTTTTAAATATAGATGCAACTTTTAATTTGCCCATAACTTTAGCACGTTGCTCTCCAACAGTTAAAATTTGTATTTTTCTTGCGAAGGGTTTATTAATTCTTTTTACTTTTGCAACAGTTTTTCTTGCATCTGCAGGAGTTGCAAACTTTATACCTACTGTGTCTTTAGGATTTTCGTCTGTATATAATCTTCTACCAGACCCTTTAGGTTTTTTACCCGTTCCTTTTTTTGGATCCGCCACGTATTGCTCCTTCTAACATTTTCTTTTGTT